CAAGCTGTAGATTTTGTAGGGCAGTCTTCTCCCGAATTAGCAGAAGCGGCTAACCGTGCTAAAAACTTTTATATAGATGACTATGCAGAATTCTTTAGCGGCGATGGTGTACTAGGTAGATATGCTAGGCTTTATGATGGCACTATCGGAAGAACTAGAGGTGGGGATTTAACGCCTAGAGCTACTGGTAAAGAGTTTGGAAGTAGAGAATATAAGGAAAAGCTAGATGCATTAGTGAAGGGAGAAGTATTACAATCAGGTAGTATACCAATATTTCAAAATATAGCTGATTTATTAGGCAAGGACTTAAATGGAAACATTTTAGGGGAGCCTAGTGTTCTATTTGATTATATGATGTTTGATATCCTACAGCAATTTCATGGCAAGGTTCGCTCTGGTGGAATGGACTCTGTGGATGTTGGCAGCATTATCACGGCACTAAATAAACATGCTGCAGTAGTTTCTGAGGTATTTCCAGATAAAACTTCTGAAATAAGACAGTTTGTGGATCAGCTAGAAGCTGTAAAAGGTGACGCAGCCAAAATAGAAAGCATTTTTGCAGATGCTAGTAATGCAGCTACTGATGCTAAAATAAAAGTATATGACAGTGTACTTACAAAGTTTTGGGCTTCTAGGGGCAATCCTAAAAACGCAGAAGCTATAAAAGCTGGTACTAAAATTGTACCTACTGAAAATCCATATGGAAAATTTACCAAATTCTTTACNGGCGAAAATGCTCTTGATGATCTAACTGCATTAATGGCTGAAATTGATAGTCTTCCCAAAGGCGAATATGCTAAGTCGGAAGGCGAGATTGTTATGGATGGCCTTAAAATGGCCTACAACAGATTTATTAATGAAAAGCTATTTACTGCTTCTCGTAATCTAACTGGTGGACAAGAGCTTTCAGTACGCCAAGCTCAAAATGTTGTAGATGAAGTAGGTAGCCCACAGTTTTTAGATGTTGCTAGNAANATATATGCNGACACNCCTGAGTGGCCTGANGCNCTNGCNGTNGCTACTAACTCTGCCAAAGANAGTACNATAAATAAACGTGCTACTCCAAACCCAGCGCAGTCAGCTACCAACTTTAATATGAATGCACAGACCGCTACTAACAGGTTAATCTATACATTCATTGGCCCTTTGAGCCGTACTGGTACAAGACTAAAAGCTCTAGGTGCAGGGATAATTCAAGGCTTTAATCCTAATGAGGTAGCTAGAGAGGTGACTGCACAGTTATATGCTGATCCAGACTATTTCCTTGAACTAGCAAAGCGATATAATCGTACTCCTACAGATCCACTGATAGAACAACTAATGGTCAGATATCTAATAGGCGGTTTAATTAAAACTGATCTGGATGATGATAGTGATGCAAGGGCAGATACGTTAATGGATGCGGCTGGAGATGTTGCAAGTGCAATAACCCCCGATGTTATAGAGAGTGGATTTACCTCTGCCAGTGATGCGGCTGGTATACTAGCTGATCAAATAGCCCCTGCCAGATGAAAGAAGCCCCCTGCGTGAAATTAATCATACAGAGGGCTTACCAACTAAGAACGGTGACTAATCGTTCCAGCATTATATAGCATTTTAGAGCCTCTAGGTCAAGCGACTTAGAGGTTTTTTTATTAGAAATCAACAACCTCACATACGTCACCAGAGCAAGCCATCGTCTGAGAACCAGCGGTATTATCATCTGTTTCATAGGAAGATAGTTTAGACCAATCAATGCTCTCAGGCATCATCTTTAAGGCTGCTAGATAATCATCTTTGCTGCATTCTGTGTATGGAGCTTGCTGGTAAATATGATCTGAATAAGGCAAGAAACTTACACCCGACATTTCATCAAAGTGCTCATATACAAATGCGCCTACCGCCATCCATTCATGCTCCCTAACATTACAGGTAATACTAGGTTTATGCTCACAAAAATGTCTCTGGTACATCAACCAAGTCTTTAACTGATCAATCGCTGGAACGTCTGGTGTACAGATTGCACCTTGCGGAGCTTCTACAGGAAAGGAGAACACAGTAGTATCATTAGGCTTAGAAATCTCTGGCTCACTAGGCACTCCCTGATCTTTCATAAACTGAGTGAGAGGATCTTTGTTGTCACCTCTCACAGTGCGAATATAATAAGGCGAATGTCGTGGATGCAATCCACTTGCAGAATTACACAATTGGGAAACTGTTCCTGATGGTTTCACGCACAGAATAGCTGCAGACTGAGGAATATTTAATTTCTCTGCCCACTCTTTGTTCGTATCTATTGCCACTTTACGGAGATGTTTTAATAACTGTTCTAGCTCTGGATTATTATTAGTAGTTAAGAAATTATCCATAATGCCTGTCATAGATACTCCCAGCAAACGCTCTTCTTCTGTGTTGTCTTTCCACACCTTACGCAGATAAGGAAAATAGGTATAGGTTGACTGTATAGTTCCCAAAATTGTAGCTAATCTAATCTTACGCTCTAGATCTTTTATTGTGTCGGTAGCTCTAACTACGCACTCTGATAGGTTACAAAATTCATTTGGCCGCAAAATTATCTCACTGCAGGGATTGCACCCAAAGTCATAATTAGGATCACGCCGCCCATTCTTTTCAGCCTGTTTCTTGGAAGCCTGTCTATTAAAGATCCCTCTCTCACCAGAATTACTCTCTACCAGAGACAACCATTCACGCATAAAGGATTTATTGTCAGGCTTCTCTGTGTATGCAACTGAATTATTAGCTAAACCTCTATAACCAAATCGTTTGATTCCATTGGCTTCATCATCCCACCATTCACCAGATTTAGCATACCGTAGTTGTTCGTCATTTAGATTAGATAGGCTTATCATTGCGGATCTTCTTACACCGCCTACAACAACCACCTGTCCTATTTTACACATTATGTCGTGACATTCTAACGAAGTCAGCCTACGGCCTACTGCATTTTTAAAGGTACTGACTACAAAGTTAAATAGATCCACCAATGGTGCAGGGCCACTGGCTCTACCGCCGAATGTCTTTAGTCGCGCACCTGCAGGGCGCACTTTAGATACATCCCAAGTAGGAATTTCACCAGCGAACAGGAGAGCAATAACTTGACGCAGTCCCTTGGCCCACCCCTTCTTAGAATCCCTGATAGTGATACAGGTATCAGAGTAAAACAACTGACTAGGAATTTCGGGGAGATTACGGACGTACTCGTTCTCGACACTGAAGCCGACTCCAGTTCCATTCAAGAGAATGTACATCCCTTCATCGAAGGCTTTCGGGTCATCTACGGTTAGATAGCTACAATTATACATACAAGTATTATCAACCTCTGAGGCTGGACCTGCCGTCATCAATGACCTCATGCTAGGCATGACTCCTAGACTTAATATAGCTTCTTCTATTGCAGAGGCGGTAGATGCGTCTACAAAAGGCAATACTATATTGTTCATATATCTTGTGACAGTCTCAGACCAAGTTTCTCTGCGCCCTTCGTCTTCTAACCACCGCGCATAACGTGATGTAGCTATAAATGTTTGATAGTCAGTTGGTAAATAGTTGTCAGTCATACTAAATCTTTCAAGTCTGGTTTCTTATAATTTGGCCCCTTTAGGACTTTGCCTTCTGGATTTTTGATGGGCTTGCTATCTAGTCCTAGCTTGCTCATGTTGCTGGCATGAATAAGGCGCAGTGCTATGTCTAGGTTCCATCCGTAGGTGGCGGCATAGCCGTAGCAAACGTAAACTAAGTCAGCTAATTCCTTGAGCATTGCCGCTGGATTGTTGGCGGCTGTACTTTCGTCAAAAGCCTCTCCATATTCCTCTTGAATCATCTTCCAGCGTAGTCTCTCTAAGCGAGTAGAAAAATGCCAATTTTCTCCTATTGGCTGGTCCATTGCGAGTGCAAATTGTTGAGCCATTTCTAAGGGAGATAGTGGATGTAGAGTGTCCCAATCTGTATCCATGTCATGTAGGCCAACCTGATCTGGAATGTCACTTTGCTTTTGCATTAGCCGACTCCACTTCTTTTATTAGACGGTCTAAGTACCAGCGACACTTTTTAAGGTCTTCAACGCCATTTTTATATGTCCACCGCCAAAGATATTTAAATATGGTCTGCCAGCAATGTGCTTGATGAGCCGTTACAATAATTTTAGGTGGTTCCATGCCGCCTTCTGTCATGGCCTTCATTGCATCGATGCACTCTATGGTCTGATTGTAATGAGAAGGCGAATTAACCATGTCGCGGTCAATCGAAGCCATTCTTTCCGCACCAGTGAATGGGCGAAGGGTTTCCTGATTACGTTTCATCAATGCATCTTCTTTTTAAATTGTAGAATTTTAGCAGATTTAATTGCGTCCATTAGTTCTGGAGCCGCCTCAAATTCGATGTCATCTTCATCGTCCTCTACTTCAATCAAATGCCGCATCGTCATGCCTACAAACGCGAGATGATCTAATCCAGTATTCACTTGGGCAACTAAGCCTCTCATAACGTCTTGAAAGTATATTTGCTCTTCTTCTGGAAGATCATCCTCAGTGTTGTATGATATGCCTACGTCTAGAAGTTCTTCATCATCACGCACTGAGAGATGCAGCGAAAATGTATTGGGTGGTGTTTTTTTAGTCGTATCCATAAAGGTTACTTTCTCTTAGTTAGTTTAAAAAAATGTTCAGCATCCACAACAGCCAGCGGCTTTTGTCGATTTGCTTTAACGATGGCGAGGGGAGTTGACCCTTTGGGACAATTCGACTGTGCTTGCTCCATCACTCTGTAGATAGCGTTTTTGGCGTTACTTTTACACTCGACAGAGTAAGGGAAAAGTTTTCGGGCGGCTGGGGAGAGCAATACGTCTTCGCCATTGCTTCCCATCGATGTGCTGCGACAATCATCTGGCTGTAGTTTAGGGAAATTAGATAAAATCTTATCCCTGACCCATTGCTGGAGTAGCCGACCCTTATTCTTTGCGCTCTGGGGAGTTAGAGCCATTTTGGTAAAGTCATCAGGGTATAGTCTCCCCAGCCTGTACCATACTCTTCATCCTTTTCAGCCGCTGCCATAATATCCAACGTCCGAAACATACGGTCTGTTGCAGAAGCCATTAACTCAGGGCTTACAACATGCATGTGAGAAATATATGGAGCCGATTTTTCACATGCTATGAAAGCAAATTCCTTAATATCTAGCTCTTCTACTAAAGAGCATACATACACATAAAAAGCTGCTTGGATGTCATATGCATAGAGTTGCGTTTCTCTAACTCCAAACCCTTTTGGTGAAGCATCTTGGGTTGTTTTGATATCGTAGGCAGTTTGTTCAGACATAGAGTCAGGCCGACATTTAACCATCAAATCAGTTCTAGGGCATTTTGCAAATACAGAGACTTCGTTTTTACGCTCTGGATGTTCTAGAGCTTGGCGACAGGTAGTATTATTTAAAGCCCCCTGCGCTATTCGATTAGAAACATTGTATTCTACCTCAGTAAGAAGAATTTGATCTTCTTGAAGGTTAGACTCCATCTCTTCAAAAGCCTTAGAACGCTTAGTCTTTGGCCCTTTGATCACTAAATTGCGCTCTGGCTCTAATAGATGGGCATGAACCGCCGATCCCATAGAAAAAGCTGCAGTCTGCTTACGCTTCTCACCTTTCCAGTGCGCTAATGATTTTTTATAAACAGCTTTCACTGCACTAGAGGATATACCACTTTGTTGATGATATACCTCGTTACTCATGCCTGTAATTATACCCATTATGCGACTTGGTAATCAGCTTCTAGAGTATTGACCTCATCCATAATTCGGTCTTGTTCTGCCTCATCAATCGCTTGCATATTTGCTTCTTTGTACAGGTCTTCAACACGCCTGTTTTCGCCCACAACTAATTCCAGAATATGATTTCTGGTATCTTCAATTGACTGATCCATTATAAGCTGATTGCTCAATTGATAATCAAAATGCATAACCCAATATTTCTTTTTATGCGTATTGATTTTCTGTTCTATGGATAGAATGCTTTCAAAATCCCACAAGTTTTTTCCATCGGGTACTTTGTTAGAAACTTCTGGCGTAAACGCTCCATAGTTCCTTCCTTTACCTTTCCAGATAACAGGTTGATTTTCTACAACATGCTCCGTTCCATCTGCAGATTTACCAACAAAACTTACTAGTCCTCTGACTATTCTGTAGCAATCTCGCCCATTAAGAGCATCTCTTTCGGGTTGTGTTAAAGCCCAAAATGTATCGTAATCAGGCAATCCACAACATACTCCACCAAGTTGATCTCTGGCTTCTGTTTGCTTACCTCTGTTATTTTTATATTTAACAAGAGTTGATTTATTTACTAAACCTGACTCGCCCCAATGCTGCCACTGGACATGGCTACTAAAAGCCCGAAACCTTACATCACTGGTAGCATGAATATTGTCGGGAGATCCGCTGGCATATTTTAGATAAATACCGCCCATTTTGAAATCTGGGTCATAGTTAATCGATAAAGTTGGTATCTTTGTAGCAGTACCACCAGAGCTAGAAGCTCCTAAAACATCTGCGATTTCGTTATTAGATAAGTTTGTTTCTTGTCGTGCAATTTGGTCAGTCAAAATACTGTTCCTTTAGTGTTAGACGTTCATTGTAACATTTAGTTAGTTGTTACGTCAAGCGTATTCTGTCTGTTCCAGCCAGTTTTTTCCACCACTTATTTCTATGTCTAGAGGAACAACTAAGGAGTAATTAAAGCGTTCCTTTGCTTCCTCTCCAACCTTGGTCATAGCCTCTGTTAGAATGTCTTTAACCTGTTGTAATTCTGGAGAAAAACAATCTACACAAATTGAGTCATGTACAGTGAGAATGAGTTTTGACTTCAACTTTGCTGCCTTGAACATTCTGAATGCTCTTAGACATGCAAGCTGTACCAAATCTGCACTAAACCCTTGCACTGGATAGTTTAAAATCTGTGTTGCAGAAGTTACCCGATTGTTTCGTGTTCTTACCACATTAGGCCAGAAATATTGCCTTCCAGAAGGGGTCTGCACGATCCCATTCTTTAAGGTTCCTGTCATTAATCTATCATGCCAAGCGCAGATACCCTCATAAATATCATAGAAGCCATCTAAGTAGGCAGCTATGTGTGGTGGATGACCATATGAAGTTCCCCCAAAAAGGGGTAAAAAGCTGAATGCCTTGGCTTGCTGGCGTTCATCTTTTGTTACCTCAGAGACATCCTTCTGGTAAATGATACTTGCAGTCTGACTATGGATGTCTTTACCTTCAATTATATCAGCTATTCCCTGCCCATCTCGACTAAGTTCGCAAGCGGTTCTGAATTCTAAACTTGAGTAATCCGCTTCAACGATCAGATGTTCTGGACCAAACCTTGAAACAATAGCTTTTCTTACTGGAAAGCCCCTTTTAGGCATGTTCTGTAAATTTAAAGTTATACCNCCACCACTAGAAAGTCGGCCTGTTGCAGCGATGCATTGATTAAAGTTTGGATGCAAAAGCCCATTTTCTCTAGTGCCGCGCTCAATGCCAGCAATAAAAGAATCCAGATATGTTGAGATTGCGTTCAGCCTTGCCACTTTTGTGAGAAATTCTACTGCAAGTGCGTTACCATTGCGCTCGGCCTGAGAGATAAGAGATTTAAGTGTACCCTTGTCCGTTTTAAACCCATTTGCAGACGCATAGCTTGCGGATTTAGGCTTTAACTGTAAGCCAGCAACCTGACCTGTAGGCTGATATAACGCCCCTGCCCCATCACATACTTTGCACTTAGTCCGATTCTTATATGCATCACCTTGTACTCTAAACAGCTTACCGTTTTTCCGTTTATTTTTAACTTTATACTTCTGTATTGAGCCAACGCCCTTGCAGTCTGGACACTGAACTGCTTGCGTCCTTTGCATTTGCTTAAAGTTAGATTTTATAGAGTCCTTTATTTCTCGCTCAGTCATTTTAGGCGGCATCAGTGATTTACCAGCCGCATTTACTCCAATGTTAAATGTCAGAATATGTGCGTCACGATTTATCAGATCCAGACTGTAGATTACTTTAGTTCTATCTCTGCCACTGGCTAGATTGATGGGAGTATCACCCATCACCTCTTCGACTATCTGATTACATCTGGCTTTAGTTTCAATTTGTTCAGACAAGAACTTTTGTTTCACTTCTTCCAGAGCTACCTGATCAATTTTCACGCCATTCATTTCTATCTCACAAAGAAATAAAAGTGTTTCGTTCATTGATTTAATTACTGGTAAAAGAGAAGAATTTTCATCTTTAGCAAGATCAATTTGTTGTGATAAATATATTTCTCCACACGTTTTGACATCTGCAATTCCATACTCAATTACATCTGCAAGTGGTATTTTCTCAAATCCAATCCCTTGCTTAAATTGAGCGTCAACAAGATCTGACTTCTTAAAGCTTTTGGTGCGGCGGCGAATAGCAGTTTCTTTTAAAGACATAGGTATCCTTGCACCTTTGG